TCCTGCTGTTCCTTGGGCACCTTGATTACCTATTGCTCCTTGTGCACCAGTTGCTCCTTGTGCTCCTTGATTACCTATTGCTCCTTGTGCACCGGTTGCTCCTTGTGCACCTGTTGCTCCTTGTGCTCCTTCAGCTCCATTAGCTCCTTGTGCTCCTGTTGCTCCTTGTGCTCCATTAGCTCCATTAGCTCCTTGTGCTCCTGTTGCACCCTGACTACCTGTTGCTCCTTGTGCACCGGTTGCTCCTTGTGCTCCACTGCCTCCTCCTCCTCCACTACAATCACAACTCCAAGTTATTGATTTTGGACCCAGTGTTCCACCACCACTTGTAGTTATAGTCATTCCTGGTCCAGCAACAAAAGATATATCTTCTTCTCCAGTTGGTGTTAAAGAAGTTTGTCCTGATACATCTATAGTATACCAATGACTACCTAAACTAATAGTAACACAACCACCACTGTTATCTGTAAGATCTATTCCAGTAGTATTATCAATTTCTATACATGTAACATTATTAACAGAAACATCACCAGTAGTATTAAACATTGTTAAATTATTACTACAATCAGGACCAGGTGGACCAGGTGGACCAGGTGGACCCGGTGGACCATTTGAATTTGAATAATTGCATGCAAACATAATATATTATAATATAATATAATATATTATATTATAAGTCGTATTATAATATAATATATTATATTATAAGTTGTATTATATTATAACTCGTATTATATTATAAGTCGTATAAAATTTCTACTTCTAAAGTGATAGAATAGTCTCCATTATTTAAATTAACAATTCTTCCAAATTCATCATATAATTTAATATGTAATTTTGATATATCTGTTGGACCAAAATATATTCTTGTAGGTGCTTCAATATTATTACATGAGTTACAACAAGAAGAAATTTTAGCCAATAAATTACCGTCATTTAAAGTTTCTTCTTGAAATGGTGAAACTAAAGATATATTATGATTATTTTGAAAATCATTTATAGATAATAAAAAATATCGATTATTAGTTATATCATATGGTGATTCTCCGATATAACTATTAGAATTAGAATAAGTAAAATTATTATTATTATTATTATTATTATTATTATAACAATTATTTATTACAAATGTTTTAGGAGTTCTATATTTATAATTTTTTCTAAATCCAAGCAACCAACCTAATGTTAATTGATCATTATAAATATTAGAATTTTTGCTAGAAAAACGATTTGGACAAAAAGATGGATCTATGTAATTAAAATCTAATACAAAAGATATATCTCTTGTAAATGTTATTTTACCAGTTGTGTAAGAATATTCTACATTAACAGGATTTGCACTTGAACCAATCCATGTAGATGCTATAATATCTTTAATTTTGTTAGCGATATCATTTCCGGTATAAGTACCATCTGGTATATATATTGGAACATTTGCTTCTGTATTTCCTATTAAAAAACTATTTGAACCAATATATTTTGACACAGTATATATAATTGCCGGCAAATTTATACTTAATACTTTCATTGAAACAACTTTTTTTATAGGCGTTGATAAAGTAAAATCAAAATCACTAGCAACGGTTATACTATAATTATTTCTAAATCTAGAATTAATATTAATTAATTGTTTATAAGTATTTCTATCTAAAGGATTAATAGTTCCCGATTTAACATTTCTAGATATAGTATTTAAAGCATAATGTGAATTATGATATATAATATTATCCATTTATATAATATTATTATTATAAATTAATTAACTTTACATATATTATTTTATAAATATAAAATGTAAACATATACTCTTATTCTCAAACTAAAAACCACATTAATAATAAATGCATTTATTTTTTAGTTTTCATCACGAGTATTATAAAGTTGATTATTTAATTTAATGGTGATGCTACTTTTGCGGTTCCGCCTCATCCACCACGCATATGTCTAGATTTAGTTTTTTTTGTTTTTCTAGATCTTCTAGTTTTAGGACGATGTACTTTTGTTCTAGATTTACCAGATTTTCTTCTGTATACTTTTTGGGATTTACCACTTGCCATTTTATATTATAAATATATATAAAAAAATTGAAAAATTATTTTATTCAAAATAAAATTAAGTATTCAAAAATGGAATTACGCGAATATACAAAAGGAGAATCAGCATTAAATTTTTGGTCAAATGCAAAAAAAGAAACTAAATTTTATAAATTATCTAATTTTCAATATATTAAAGATGGTATTAAACCATTTGATGATAATTTAGAATTTGCATCTACAGAACATGCATTTCAATCTCGTAAATATATAGAAAAAGATAGAGAAAGATTTTCAATAAATGGTGATTTGGGAAATATTGGTGGATTTAGTTTAGTATGTAAAGAAAAAGAATATGAAAAAAAACGCGATTTTTGGATGAAAAAAGATAATATTGGTATTGTAGCTAAAATGGCTACAAATGAAAAAATCGGTAAAAAATTAGGATTAAAGAGAAATCCTGATTTTAAATCTACTGATGAACTATGGATACAAATTCTTCTTACAAAATATAAGAAAGAAGAATTTAAACAATTGTTAAAAAATACTGGTGATATATATTTATTGGAATTTGATCGTGGAGCATATAATAGATTTGGACAATCTAAAGTAAATTGGGGCGGTAATATTATTGATAATGAACTTTGGGGAAAAAATCTGATGGGAAAATATTTAATGGAAATACGCAACCAAATATAAATATTTTACTTAATAACAACAAGACTTTCACAATAATCTTTATAATTTGATGGACATTGATTTTTTAATTGTACTTTACCCAAATTATTAATTGATTTTACATAACAAGCCGTAAATCCCGCGGATTTAAGCCTGAAATTTGCCAAACTCGCAAAATTATCATTTGTATAATTTCCGGTTTTAATATTTTTACACACATATTTAACATCTTCATCCATAAATGGATCATAACTAATATATGTATCCATATCGGAACAAGTGTATGTTTTATTTGTATCGATCCAACATGTATTACTCATTTGTAGAAATCCAGTGTCTTGTGAAATATGCGTTCCATATGCAAATTGTGCTAGCAAACAAAATAAAGAAAAAATATATCGCATGATATGATATATATATTATATTATATTATGAAATATCTTTAACTTTATACTATTGATATATTACTGATTTGCTAATGGATGACACTCATTATTACTATTAGTTGGAGTATAACAACTTTTATTTCGTTCTGCATGAGTAAATGCACTAATATTTCCTGTAGTTCGAGTTCTACTTGCAACAGCGCCACACGATCTAAATACAGCTTCCACATTTTCGGTTGTTTCTGAATAATTAATTGCTTGAGTGGCATTGATTCCAATATTACCAGCTTCAAAGATTGCATCTTGATTAGCACCCATATAAATGACATTAATATTATAAACATGTTTAGCAGTTTTAATTATATCTTTAGTTGATTGTCTATTATATCGACAACTAGAATTTTCTTGTCCATCGGTTGCAACATATACAATACAATTATCAAATTCTTTAGGATTTTTAAGTTTTTTCTCCATAAAGAATTTAAGTGTATCACCAATCGCATCATATAAAGCGGTTGAACCACGTGGAACAAAATCTGTTAGAGGAAATTGTCCATAAGTATCCAAATTTTGTCTATTAACTTTAATCAAATGCTCATTATCAAATAATTTAACTGATACAGTAATAGTATCATGTGATGTTTTTGTTTGTCGTACTTCATCAAACATTGCATTAATTCCACCAACTGTATCTACTTCCTTTCCACGCATTGAACCAGAACGATCAATAAGAGCGACAATCTCTTGTTTAGTCATTTTGAATATATTGATTCAATATGTATTTTATTATTTCAATTTTTAAATAAATAAAAATAAAAACAAAATAAAATTAATTTATAAATTTAAATAATATGTGTGGAATATTTGCTATATATAGTAATAATTCATCATATAAAATTATAAATAATGTAATTCAACAATTAAGTTTATTACAACATAGAGGTAATGATGGTTATGGAATTGGATATATTAATTTAAATAATAATCCAACATTAATAAAAAATTATGGATTAGTTAATAATAATGATAATAATGAAACAACAAATTGTTGTATCGGACATATAAAATATTCTACATCAGGACATTCTATACAAACTAGTACTTTAGATAAAAATATATTAGATGAATTACAACCTCTCAGTAAAAAAAATATAAACGGTGATACAATAATAATTGTTCATAATGGTAATATACCATCGATAAAAAAATTTGATACTCAATTTTTACTAGATATGATTATTAATAGTAAACTTAATATTGAAGATACTTTAATTAATATTATGAATAAGATACCAGCAGCATATTGTTTATTAATTATTATTAATGGCACATTATATGTCATGCGGGACCGATATGGAATACGACCTTTAAGTATTGGTGAATATGAAGATTCTATACATATAAGTTCTGAAACAATCGCATTAAATAATTGTAAAAATATAAAAGAAATAGAATCTGGTACAATAATGCGTATTGATAAAACTGGGACAAAAATAATATATAAACATCCAGATTCGATGGTTGGTATATGTGCATTTGAATTAATTTATTTTATGAATCCCAATAGTTATATAAATAATATAAGTATTGAATCAATTAGAAGTGAATTAGGTATTACATTAGCAAAAAAAGAACAAATTATTAAATCACATAGCGATTATATTGTTATTGGTATTCCTAATTCCGGATTAATATCAGCTAAAGCATATGCAAATTATTTAGCACTTGAATATAATCAATCTATTAAAAAAGTAAATAGATGTAATAATGGAGAAGATAGAACATTTACACTTATAAATAATAGTGAACGTGAAAAAGCATGTAAAAAAAAATTTATGTATAATATAGATAATATTAATGGTAAAAAAATTATAATTATAGATGATACAATTGTTAGAGGTAATATAATTAAAACAATTATTGATAATTGTAAATCTTGTGGTGCGGAAGAAATTCATATTAGAATTCCTGCGCCACCAATTATAGATAAATGCCAATTAGGGATTGCTATACATAATAAAAGTGAACTTATTATGAATAATAAAAGTATTGATGAAGTAAAAAATATATTAGATGTAAATAGTTTATCGTATTTATCAGTAGATGATTTAACAATGATTCCCAAAGATTCATATAAAGAATTTTTTGGTTGTGGCATACCAGCAGAAATTACGAATTTTCAGGAAGAATAAAATTTTTATAGTATTTAACCATTATATCAATTTCTTTATCAGTAGAATTATTTTTATTATTTATATTATTTATATTTTGTTTAATAGTATTATACCCTTCTTTCTTATTTGATTTTCGTAATATATGTTGATCTATTTCTGACATTGATTCTATATTTTTTCGCAAATTTTCTTCGATTACATCTTTATTTTCTTGTAAATAATTAAAGCCTTTTGTTATATTTTTAATTCCAATAATTATATGTCCACATACTACTCCTAAATTTCTTAATATTGTTGAATCAGTTAAATCTCTCTGCAATCTAGATTTAGATAATTCACGCGATAAAAACTCTAACCACATTTCTGCAATTTTTAAATTTCCTTCGGCATTTTCAAATTCTATTGGATTAACTTTATGAGGCATTATTGATGAACCAATATGTTCTTTTGGTTTATTTAATTTTAATTCTCCAAATGAACAATATATCCATATATCAGTACACATATCTATTAATATTGAACAAATGCGTTTTAATACATCAAAATATTGGGCAAATTCATTATAATTATGTATTTGTGTAGTTATTAATGTTCGTTCTAATCCTAATTGATTTATAAAATCATTTAATTTTTCATACCAATCATAATGAGCGAATATTTTATGACTTGTCATATTTCCGACTGCACCAGAAAATTTTGTAGTAAATTTATATTTGTTTATAATTTTTATTTCATTAAATATTTTATAATAAAATACATCAAATTCTTTTCCCAAAAGTGTCCAAGTTGCAGGTTGTCCATGTGTTCTACCTAATATAACTGTTTTATTCCATTTATTGATTTTATTTGTTAATGCTGTAAATAAAATCGCTATTTCTGGTAAAAATATTTTTTCATTAAAATCTTTTAAAGATATACTATATGCAGTAGTATTAATATCTTGTGATGTTAAACCAAAATGTAATAAATTAACATAATTTTCATAATTATTTTCTTTTAATATATCTGCTAAAAAATATTCTATACTTTTTACATCATGATTAATTTTATTTTCAATATTTTTAATAGTATTTATATAATTATTAATATTAATAGTATTATTAATATTTATATTATCGTATAATTTATTCATTAATTCATATAGTTTTTTATCATATGGAAATTCTTCAATATTTAAATTTAATAAAAATAAAAAGTATTTAATTTCTATTAACAAACGCTGTTTTATAAAAGCTGATTCAGAAAATATAGTATTTAATTCTTTGGTAATCTTTTTATATCTACCATCAATTGGACTAATATTATTTATACTTGATTGCATATATATTTAATAAATTAATTTATTTATATTTTTATAAATAAATTAATATTTTTTATTAAATTATTAGTTATGTAAATCAAAGATTTTTCTAATTGCCAATGCAACATTTGATGGTTCTAATATAGTCATTACCGGAACTTTACTAGGACATTGAATAGTTGAATTAATATTTACCATCATATCCGTTTGATTTGCAAATGGTGGACATGCCACTACCGGAAAACGACTATTTGCGGCAACAACACCACTTAATGCGTTGCTTCTTCCCGCTACTGTAACCCATACAATTCTTCTATTTAATCTATTATAATGATCATAATTTTTAATTAAATCTAAAACATCTTGCGTATTTTTATGCGCCGACGATACAAAAGATCGGTATCCAATCGATTCATTTGTCAATGCTTTCTCTATTTTTTCTACATGACCAGCATCTTTTTCACTTCCAGACATAATAATCACTAAATTATTATTATTAACAGTAAGTTCACTTATTTTTACAGATGAAATACTATCATAAAATTGTTTATATGCATTATATGCTTTTTTTACTAGATCATTTGGAATATCTGGAATATTTTCTTTATATGGATCACAAACTGATTTTACCCAATCGCGTATACAATCTTTATCTAATTTTTCTGGTTCTAAGCCATTAAAAACTCGTTCATTATATGACGATTTAATCCAATATCTACTACTATCACATGTATGCAGTTCATCAATTAATAATATTTTTCCATTTTTATCTTTTCCAAATTCATATTTTGTATCTACTAATATTAATCCCGCTTCTTGCGCTACTTTTTGTCCAAATAAAAATAATTCTAATGCCTTTTCTGATATATAATTCCATTCATTTGAAGTCATATATCCCTCGTTGACAATATCATCTGCAGTAATCGGTTTATCAACAACACCCTTAGTTGTTGGAGTTACAACCGCTTTTTCTAATTTTTGATGTTTTTTTAATCCATCAGGAAATGTAATTCCACAATATACTCGTTCACCTCGATTATAATGTGTCCATAAACTTGTGCTAGTATTTCCTGTTATATATCCACGAACAACTACTTCAATCATAAATGGTCTACACTTATGAACTAAAGCCACATTATCTTCTATATCAAGTAAGTGATTATCAATTATATGTTTAGTATTATTGAACCAATATTGAGTCATTAAATTCAATAAATTTCCTTTACCAGGAATAGTTCCAATATGTTTGTCAAAACTGCTTACTCTATCTGTTGCATTAAGAAGTAGAAAATTTTCTCCAATATTATACACATCACGAACTTTACCCGAATGTAGCAAATTATTCATTATACCATATACGATGTTTAATTTTTAAATATATTATAAATATTATAAATATATTATAAATATTATAAATATATTATAATTTATTTAATTAATACAAATAATTATATTAAATAAATATAAAGAAAAAGACAAAAAAAACTTTACAAATAATTTTATAATTTATTTCTCATCTTAAAACTTTTTAATGTATTGGACATTAACATAGCAACAGTCATTGGACCAACTCCACCCGGCACAGGTGTAATTTTATGCGCGATTTTCTTAACATTTTCAAAATCAACATCTCCTACTAATCGATATCCTTTTTTACTATTTTCATCTGGTATTGTATTAATACCAACGTCAATTATAATGACACCTTTTTTTAACCATTCTTTTTTTATCATTTGTGGTTGTCCGCATGCCGAAATAACAATATCTGCTTGTTTTAAATGTTCGGAAATATTGACTGTTTCTATATGACAAACTGATACCGTTGCCATTTCTTTTAATAATATTAAAGCCATTGGTAATCCTACAATATTACTATTTCCTACTATAACTGCATGTTTTCCACGTATTTGTATATTTTCGCGTTTAAGTAATTCTAGACAACCTAATGGTGTGCAAGGAGTAAAATCTGGTGTTCTTCCTTTCATAGCTAAATTTCCTATATTTTGCGCATGAAAACCATCAATATCTTTTGAATAATCAACTCTACTTAATATTCTCTCTTGATTTAAATGTTGTGGTATAGGTAATTGAACTAATATTCCATTTATACTATTATCTGCATTTAATTTATCTATTAAATAAAATATATTATCATAAGATATATCTGCATCTAATTTATGCACTACACTATAAAAACCAATTTTTGCACACGCATCACATTTCTTTTTAATATAAATAGATGATTCTTTTTTATCGCCGATTTGTATTACAGCAATTCCCGGTATACCTATTTCTTTATATTTTATTGCTTCTATTCTTAAATCATCAATAATATTGTTAGCAATTTCGGTACCATTTATAATATTTGTCATTTTATTAATAAAATTTTTATATTTAATATTTAATATTAATTAATATTTAATATTATTAAATATTATTATTCTATATTATTAATGGTAAATATAGTTATATTGGGTGGAGGAGCAAGAGAGAAAGTTATGCATGATATATTAAATAATGAATCAGTAAAAAATAATGTATATATGTTAGATACTATTTTTTTTGATAGTATATATTCTTTTTGCATAGATAATTTTATTGCATTAGTAATACCTTCCACTGAACAATATTTATGTGATGGAATTGTAGATTATTTAACAAAAAGAATACCAACTATTCAAATATTTGGACCTAATAAATTTCAGGCTCAAATTGAAGGGTCAAAAAATTTTTCTAAATGTTTAATGCGAGACTTAAAACTTCCTACTGCAGATTTCCAGTATTTTAATACTAAATACGAATGTAATAAATTTTTAAATTTAAATTCTTCAAAAAAATATGTATTAAAATATTCTGGATTAGCAAAAGGAAAAGGTGTCTATTTACCTAAAAGTATATCGGAATCTACTGAAAATTTATTAGAATTATTTAAAATTGGAAATGAAGGTATTATTATTGAAGAGTCTTTATTTGGAACTGAAGTATCTGTGTTAGCATTTTGTAATGGAAAAGAAGCAATATTGATGCCTCAAGCTCAGGATTATAAAAATATATATGATGGTAATTTAGGACCAAATACTGGTGGAATGGGTGCTATTTGTCCTACAAATATTCTTACCGAATCAGAAATAATTTTAGTAAAATGTCATATGGATAAAATTGTAAAAAAGTTAGAATATAAGGGTATTCTATATGCTGGTCTTATGAAAACAGATAAAGGTATATTTTTTCTTGAATTCAATTGTCGTTTTGGTGATCCAGAGGCCCAAGTAATCTTAAATTTATTAGATAATAATGCATCTAGTGGAAAGTTAACTAATATAATAGAATCATGTATTCAGGGAAAAAATATAGATATTAAATGGAAAACTAATAAAAGTGCTGCTGTAGTTGTATTATCTCATGAAGATTATCCTGCAAAAAAATTGGAACAAGCAGTAAAAATTACTTATACTGATATGCTTGATTCTTCGGTAAAAATATATGAATCAAATATTATTACTAAAAATAATGCAGATAAAAATGTAGATGAAAATGTAGATAAAAATGAAAAATATACAACAGGAGGTCGAGTTTTATCTATGGTATCAATTGATAAAGACCCATATTCTGCATTAGAAAATATTTATAATAATATACATAAAATCACATATAATGGTGTTTATTATCGTCGAGATATAGGATGTAATAATGAAATTAATGGATACAATAGATATAATAGATATGACGAATATAAAAATTCGAGAGAATTAAATATTGGTATATTAGCATCTGGTAATGGAAGTTGTATAGAAAAATTATTAGAATATAGAAAAAATTATGTTAAAATAATTATTACCAATGAAAAAACTGCAGGAGTAATAGAAAAAGCGCACAGATACAATATTCCATTTTTATATTTACCAATGATAAATATTACTCAACGAAATTATTATGAAAATATTGTTAATATATTAAGACTTTATAATATTGAATTAGTTATTTTGGCTGGATTTATGAGAATAGTTTCTGATATTCTATTTGATGAGTTTTTTACTATTAATATTCATCCTAGTTTATTACCAAAATATAGTGGATTAATGGATATGCGTGTTCATGAATCGGTATTACAATATGGCGAAAAATATTCGGGATGTACTTTACATCGAGTAATTAAAGACATTGATAAAGGCAGAATTCTATTACAAAAGCAGTATAAATTAGATATTAAAGAAAGTAAAGAATCTTTAAAATCAAATATTCAAAAATTAGAAAAACAATGTATTATCGATTATGTAGATATTTATAATTATCAAAAAACTAAAACACAATATAGTGTGGATATTGAAGAAGGTAATGAATTTGTAAATGATTTAAAAAAGGTATTACCAAATATAGGAGGATTTTGTGCTGAGTATAAGTATAAAAATATTCGATTAGCTGCGGCAGCAGATGGATGCGGTACAAAAATAGATTTAGCAAATAAATTTAATACATTGAATACTATTGGTATAGATTTGGTTGCTATGAATGTAAATGATCTTATTGCCGGTGGAGCAAAACCACTTTTCTTTATGGATTATATTGCATTAGATAAAATGGATAAAACCAAATGCAATACTATAATTAAAGGAATTAGAGAGGGCTGTAATATTGCAAATTGTAGTTTAATTGGTGGAGAGACGGCTGAAATGGGTGGAATTTATTTAAAAAATAAATTAGATCTTGCTGGTTTCGCTATTGGGGAAAAAGTATTTGATTTACCAAAGCCAGAAATGATGACCGATAGATGTATATTATACGGAATGTCATCATCGGGAATTCATTCAAATGGATATACACTAGTGCGAGAATTATTACGTAATAAAAATGATGGAATATTTGATAGATCTTTTATAGATGACCTATTAAAACCGACAACTATTTATATGGATGCTTTAAAACTTTTATATGATGATGCTACATGTGAATTTGGTAAAACCCATATTTTAGGGTTAGCACATATTACAGGTGGGGGATTTCATGATAATATAATCCGGATTTTACCGGATGATTTATATTTTGAATTGGAAGAATGGGAATTTCCTAAGGTATTTAAATGGATACAGAGAGAGAGTAAACTAAGTCGGTCTGAAATGTTGAGAACATTTAATTGTGGTTATGGAATGGTTATAATTTCAGATATATCGTTGAATTTACCTGTGATAGGGAGATTGGTAAAAAGGTAATAAATACTTTAACAAAATTTCTAATACGAGATATATTATAAAGTATGATTGAAAAAAAAAGAAATTGAATTTATTGCAGAACAAATAATGTGATATAAATAGCTATTTTATAAATTATTTACATCTATTTAAACAAATATTATAGTATTCACTATTTAATTCAGTTCCAAAACATTTCCTTTCAGTATTTTTACATGCTAAAGCAGTCGTTCCACTTCCTAAAAATGGATCAACAACAAGAGAATCTTTTTTACTAAATAATTTTATTAGATGTTCTATCAAAGCAACCGGTTTAACTGTTATATGAGTATTACTTTCTCCTTTTTCACTCTTTGATGGTTTTGATACAAAGAAATTTTTATCATAACTTTCGTTGTATTCTTCAGTTGTAATTATATTTGCCGGAACTCTATCCTTTTCTATTCCTACTTTTTGTGAAAAGTCTAACAATCCAGTTTTAAATTTTAATTCATTCTGAATAAATGTAAATTTGCCTAAAGGTTTCATTGCTACACAAATTGGTTCAAAACAAGACCTAATTTGAGGAGTTTTATAGTCTTTATATTCATCTATCAATTTATTTTTTTCTTCGTCAGTTATTTTCATTTTATTAATAATATGTGATACAGACATACCTTTAGGCATACTTTGTGTATAAGTCCAATTAATCATATCTCTTATTTCAAAGCCAGCAATTTCACAACTCATTGCTATTGCGTGATATAATCTTGGTGATGAAAATGATAGGAAATATGCTCCTGGTTTCATTTTTTTAAATAATAATTTAGACAACTCTAAATAATAATCGTATAAATTTTTTACTTGTGATTTATCAAATTTCATACCTTTTGGCAAATGTGTAATATGACTATTTTTTACATTATTATTTACTTGTGTTGAAGACCAATTATTGTCAAGTTTATCAATAAAGTAAGGTGGATCAGTTATTACACAGTCGATACTATTATCTTGTAGTTTATTAAGTTCGATCATACAATCTGCATTTAAAATTATAATTTTATCATCCGCGACATGTATATCTTGCTCTATATTAGATGGTTTGTCATTATCTTCTTCAATAATTAATTCTATTTTGGGTTTTTCTTTTATTTGTTGTGATTTGCTATTAATTAATTCAATTAATTCGCTTTTATTTTTTGATTTACATTTTTTTAATTCGAGTTCTTCACACTTTACTAAAAGTTCTGCTTTCGATAATTTGGTTAAATCCATTTCTTGAATATTACAGACTATACTGTTATTTTTGTCCATATTATTTAATTCAATTTTTTATTATTTTATTAAATTTTTTTATTATCCAATAAAAAACTCATTATACTAAAGGATTAAGAAAATTAATCCATAAAAAAATGATACAATAACCTTAAATGAATATAATACAAGTAAAATGTTGTGATTGTCATAAATATTTAGAGTATTACAAAGATAAGGAAAATAAAAGGTATTTCTATTTTAGTTTATCAGTGTGTAAAAATTCTCTGATTAGTTAATACCATATCTATATTTCGTTTAATACATTCAGCAGTTATTTCTTTATCACGTATCGAACCTCCTGGTTGCAAAATATATTGTACGTTATATTCTGCGGCAAGATCAATATTATCTACAAATGGTAAAAATGCATCAGATACTAATGTTATATTTTTCTCTCTACTTATATGTAAATCATGTTTTATCATCCATGCATTTGCTTTCTCTCCTGCGATTTTAATACAATCTAATCTATTTTGTTGTCCCGATCCTATCCCAATAACACGATTATTATAAACAAAACAGACACAATTAGATTGTGTATACTTAAGTGTAATATATCCTAATATCATATCACTCTGTATATTTTCAGGAAGTTCTTTTAATAATTCTATATTTAAAACAGAATCATTTGTAGGTTGAGCTAATGTTATACCATTAATATCGCGGAATTCCATTCCAGAATATAATTCTTGTTGTTTTAAAATTAAATAATTTCCCTGTTTTTTCTTTTCTAATATATCTAATGCCTCATCAGTATAATCATATGCTATAATACCATCGCTGACATATTTTTTAATTATATAAGCCATTTCTATATCAACTACTCCTGAATAGCCAATTATATCACCAAATGATGAGATTGGATCTATATTACGCGAACTAAGAAATGTAGAAGCCGCTGTAGAAAGACCTAATTTATGTGAATTATAAAAAACATATTCTTTCATCGACAACTTATCTACAGTTGATACGCCGGCGGGAGAATTATGTTTAAAACTAGCACAGCAATCTTTATTTAATTGTTTTTTCGCTTCCAAAACTAAATGAATTGCATAATGAACATCTAAGAGATTAATATATCCCGGATTTCCATTGAGTACTTTAAATGGAAGTTGTTTATTATTTCTTGTGTATAGTGAACTAGGTGTCATATAAGGATTTAATCCATACTTTATAGGAAATTGTTTATTATATGATACACCAACAGTTTGATTATCATCATTTAACCAATTATTTATTGCAATATCATAATTCATAATTACTTTAAATGCTTCTTTTGCTAATTGACGCGGATTAGTATTACCGTTTATAAAATCCGAATATTGTGCTGGATCAGATAAAACATTTATATATTTATAATTTTTACTTGCTGCTCGTAATAGAGAATGTCCACCAATATCTATATTTTCTAATAGATATTCTTCTGTGATTTCATCATTATTTTCTTCTAGTTTAATATATAGAAAATTATTCGATATATCAAAATTTTCAGAATTCTGAAAATCTTGGAATTCATCCAAATTATCTGCTATCTGTATAAGTTCTTTCTTCTGTAATTCTTGTTTTTCGTATTTTTCAAATACTTTCTCAAATGGATATAAATTAACTACAACTAAATCAAAAAAATTAGCATTAATATAATCTAGATCATCTATATGTAATTGATTATCTCTATTACCTAATATTCCACCAAATATTCTGGGATGTAATGTTTTAACTCTTCCATCACAAATTTCTGGCGATTCAGTATAACTAGCGATTGAGAATACTATTTCTTTATTAGATACTAATTCTAGAATATTAGTCATGGTACTACCTGTACTATAAATATTATAATTTTCTTGTTCTAGATATGGAATTAAAATATCCAAATTATCTTTATTTGATACACTAATTATTGCATTTTTATTTTCGGTCATTATAAATATTAATAATTAATTAATATTTAATTTAATATCAAATTAAATATTAATTAATTATTAATATTATTAATAAATGAGTATAGGTATTATTAGATATCCAGGATCAAATTGTGATTTTGACGCATTAAAATATTTTGATAATAGTTTTTTTATTTGGCATAAAGAAACTGAATTTCCGGAAAATATGAGATTACTTGTTTTACCTGGTGGTTTTGCATTTGGTGATCGTGTATATGATAAAGCTACGGATACATATACAATTTCGCCAGGAACAAAAGCAATATTATCTCCAGTGACAACAATTATTAATGAAGCAGTTAAAAGAAAAATTCCTATTCTAGGTATTTGTAATGGATTTCAAATATTAATTCAATTAGGATTATTACCAGGAAAACTTGAACTTAATAATAATGGCAAATTTACATGTAAACAAGTACAATGTAAGGCTTTTGGTGAAAAACACGCATATTACACATATTTATATATAGCAAATTCATATGGAAGATACAAAATAGATTATAATGAATATTTAAATATCATAGATAATGGACAAGTTTTTTTAGAATATAATCAAATAATTGATGATGTAGATTCTGATTATAATATAGCCGGAATATCGAATATTGATAAGACAATATTCGGTATGATGCCCCATCCAGAGAGAAATAATCAAGATTATAAAAAATATTTATATAATATATTATCTATTACCGATTTATTACCACAAACATCAATTCAATTAATGCCTTCGTCTGCAACTCAACTTTTATTTCAAAAGAAAATAACTGAATTAATGCATAGCGAACATATATCATATAAAAGTACCCGAAAGTATTTAAAAACATTACATACTGAAGCATCATGGGTTGTTCAGGGACCAGGAGAAAATGCTGGAATAGTTGATATTGGTGATGGATATTGTATAGCATTACGTATTGAAAGTCATAATCATCCAACTTTTATAAATCCATTTGAAGGGGCTGCGACCGGGGTAGGTGGAATAATGCGTGATATTTTTACAATGGGTGCTCGTCCAATCGCAATATTAGATTTTCTTAGATTTGGAACTGATGAACATAGTAAAAATTTATTAGATAAAGCCATAGATGGAATATCATATTATGGAAATTGTGTTGGTGTTCCAAATGTAGGTGGTGATTGTTATCTAAATTCATCATATAATAAAAATCCACTTGTAAATGTTGGATGTATTGGAATTGTTAAAAAAGACGACATAATTTATGGAAATGCAACAGATTCAAAACAATTACTTATATATGTTGGAAGTAAAACTGGAAATGAAGGTATCGGTGGGGCAGCGATGGCTTCTAATGTATTTGATAGTGAAACAGATATAAATGACATGCAACACAATGTACAAAAAAGTGATCCATATTTAGAAAAATTATTATTGGAAGCTTGTTGTGAAATAACAGACAAAAATTTAGTTGTAGGAATGCAAGATATGGGTGCAGGTGGATTATTATGTGCATCTCATGAAGTTGTAAGACGAGGAATGGATAAAACAGATAAATTCTTAGGATGTAATCTTTACTTAGATAAAGTGCCAAGAAAATATAAAATGACTCCGTTAAATATATTAATATCTGAATCTCAAGAGAGAATGTTAATTATTGCTACTGAAAATAATAAAAATGAAATATTTCAAATATTTAATAAATGGGATTTAGAATATGCAGTAATTGGAGAAACAAATTTATCCGGTAAATATTCTCTCTATTATGAAGAAGAATTTTTATATAGTGATAAAATGTCAAATTGTAAAGATATAATACATGACTGGAACACAGATTTACATGATATAAATAACGAATTAAAATCGAATGAATTACCAAACTCGGTTGAAAAAGTAAAAAATATGAATTTATGGAAAGTATATGATTCAACTGTTGGTAATCGAACTATAAAAGGCCCAAATATGCCGGGAAGTTATAGTATTATTAATATACCTGAAAATGATACGAAATTAGTATTAACCTGGGCTGAGAATTTTAATAATTGCTATCTTAAAATGATAGAATTAGTAGCAGAACCATTATGTGTTGTTAATTGTTTAAATTTTGGACATCCAAAAGATTCAATTGGAGATTTTGCTTATGTAGTAAAAAATTTAAGTGAACAGTGTAAAAAATATAATATACCAGTTGTTGGAGGTAATGTGAGTTTATATAATTCAACAGATGATAAATCAATTAGACCGACACCAGTACTTTTAATGATGGGAATTATACGAGATTAATTTTAAAATATTTGAATATATAAGTATTTATTTTTTATAATTTTATTATTATTTAAAATTATAAATAATAATAAATAATAAATAATGCTATTTATCTCTCCACCATTCGGAAATTATTTAACATTTTTACCATATACAACTCCTATAAAAGGTACATATACATTAAATCCATGAGACGGATTAATATTACAAATTATAAAAACATTATAATATTCTATACAATATAATGGTTTGGGTGCAGATCATTTTTCAGTGAGTTCATTATGCTTTAATCCAGTAAGATTTTCTTGGTTTTATTTAAATTATCTAGTATCTAAATAATTATATATATAAAGTATAAAGCACTATTAAAAATGCAGCAATATTCATATTTAAAATAGTTGAAAATATCATTAAAGATATTAACGACCATAGATAAGCCCCACCAAATGAATTAGGTAATACACCGAAACATCCACATAATAATGCTATACAACAAAAAATTACTCGACTATTACGATATATATTTTTTGTTGTTGCAAGTTCTATAAATTTACGATATATAAGAATTAGTAAAAATAAAGTAAAATTAAGATAGTAAAATTTATATTGTAATTCTTTCATTAAATATTTTACAGCATTTATTTGATTCAATCCACATTCATAAGACCAAATACCGAATATATCATTTATATTATTAGAATCTTTATTAGATAATGTAAGACATGTTTGCCAAATATTAGGTTCCATTAATTTATTTATGTTAAAAATTTTATTAAAATTAATTATAATTTTTATTAATACAAGTATAAATGGTAATAATAATAATAATAAAAAAATGAACGAATAATTAGTTTGATTTTTATAATATGTATAATAATATTTATATATAAAATAACTCCATAATATTAGAGGAACAAGTTGTGGTACTATATTAATTAATATATTACCATATTTTAAATGACCTAAATATTTATCATTCATATAGAATATAATTTTATTTTATTTTATATTTTCAGAATAATATGTTATAATTTCAGTTAAAATAGCTATTGTTATGGCAATTCCTATAAATAAACATATATTTTTCATATTATATACAACTAACCATTCTTGAATATCTGAATACCAATATGATAAAAGTATAAAAGGTATTGATATTGATACTGCATGCATAAATAACATAGTAAGTTTTTTAAATAATGTTTTATTAATATGCCATATTAATGATAAAATTGTAAATAAAATAGTAATTAAACAGAAACCTTGAAATATAAGCATTTCATTTTTATTATTTAATAAATTTAACATATATTTATGTGATGGATTTTTTAAAGCAGTTGATAGTTTTTTCTTATTATAATCCGCCATGGAAGTTATTTTAATTTTATTTTTTAATTTTTCATAATATTCTTTTGATATAAGATATCCATTATTTTCTTTATCTATTCCAGGATATTTAGATTTATCTATTTTGATATGATTTAAATCAGTTATCATATCATTCCATTTAGTATAAGTATATATCCATTTATTATTATTAGTTCCATATAATCCTAATGTATATTGTGATTTAATATAATATATTAAAAGAATTAATAATGATGATAAACAACCTATTATACAAGATTTTGTATAAATAAAATATTTACGATAATGAAGATATATCCAATAACATATTATAAATAAAGAAATAATGTATAACTCATTATTATTCATACCACTCATTTCTTGTAAAGGAGGAAATTTATTTTTATTATCCATTAACCAAACAGTTTCTTTTATCATATTATTATATATAAATATATTTCTTTTGAATTACAATTATATAATATTATGATATAATTAATGAAATCCAAGATCCTATACTAAAATATCCTGTCATCCATATTATATTTGATTTCCAAATTGCAAAATCACTCGATATATGTTCACAAAATACAATTTGGGTTTTTTCCGTATTAGAATTTCTTATATATAATGGTATATCATATACACACATATAAATTATATAACTAATCAGGATTTTTTTTATAATTTCCTTATTATATCTTAATATTAATTCTGTTTCATATTTTACCCATAATAATAAAACTATTGCACAATAACACCATATACATTCTTCACATACATGCCAATATTGATTACCAGATATAATTCCAAACCAACAATATATTTCCGCTATATAAATATATCTTAATACATATGCTCGATATTTATTTGATAATTCTAATAAGTCTAAAATTTGATTTGTAAAAGCGATTTCAGCTATAGTAGATAAAGTTCTCTCTATAAACGGAGAACTATATGTAAATAAACAGGTATTATTTATATGTATAATTGGAAAAGTTGATCTATACGCATTTATATAAATATATAAGAATGCAAGTTTATTTCGTTTTTTATTCCATAAATATATATTAATTGTTGAATTAATTAACATTATACTCCACCATATCCATATTTGCATTATAATATTAAATATACTATAATTCTATTTAATATTATTAATTAGTATAAAAAAAATAGAATAGAATATAACTCTATGTAAAATTGTATATTAAAACTTTAGTTATATCATATTATTTTAAAGTTGATTTCAATTTAAAAATATATTATATATATATTATATAATGCAGATCTTTGTAAAGACACTTACCGGAAAAACCATTACTCTTGAGGTAGAACCAAGCGATTCTATTGATAATATTAAAGCTAAAATTCAGGATAAGGAAGGAATCCCACCCGATCAGCAGCGTTTAATTTTCGCAGGTAAACAACTTGAAGATGGGCGTACATTATCTGACTATAATATTCAGAAAGAGTCAACCCTTCATCTAGTACTTCGTCTTCGTGGAGGATTATAATAATTTATAATAATTTATTATAAATTATTATATATATATATATTTTATATGTCTATTCCCAAAGATATTAAATTATATAATAAAATAAAAGAATATATATATTATAAATATCCAAAACATAGTGCATATAGGAGTGGAATTTTAGTAAAAACATATAAAAATAAATTTAAGAAAAAATATGGAAATAAGAAAAATCCTTATATTGGAAAAAAATCAAAAAAACATGGATTAAAACGTTGGTTTAGAGAGAAATGGGTAAATCAAAGAGGAGAGATTGGATATAAATATAAAAGCGATATTTATAGACCAAGTAAAAGAATTACAAAAAAAACGCCTAAAACACATAAAGAATTAACAAAAAAAAATATTAAACGAGCTCGTAATATGAAATATCGAACAGGAAGAGTAAACAATTTCAATAAGAAAAATAAATCAAAAAAAAATAATTTATTATAATTATATTTACCAAAGATATATATGACTTAATATTTTTGGTGTATAATAGCCATTACTTTTAATTTTCTCTTTTTTTATGGCTTCACCACGATTTTTAGTTCCAGAATGTCGCGAATAATAATTTTGCATGCGTTTTCTAGTACCATGATTTTTATATTTATATAATTTTAATGGAGTACTGTCACGATATTGTTGATAATCTTTATGTCCAAAATGTATTTTTCTAATTTTTTTAGTTTTTTTATTTTTAACATGAGCAGTATATTTTTTTTTATTTGGACCATTTTCAAATTTTAATATAATTTCTTTCATATAATAATTATAAAGATTTAAAGTTTTTTATGTATTTATAATTATTAAAATATGTTATTGTATATTTTTCTTCAATATATATCATTTACCATTGCATACTTAAGACCATGTGTGGAATATGCTAGAATTAATGAAACAAATTATAATATTTCATGTTGGTTGGCATGTGAAAAAATAAAAAATAATGTATATAATTTAAATTGTAGAGAATTATATATTTATAGTGAAGATTTTATAAATCAATGTTATAATAAACAAGAATGTGATTATATAATAAATGAAATGCATTATGATTTAAATAATTTACTAAATCAAATGGGATGTAATAATAGTATATCTATTCCATGTAATATAAATGACGAACAACCACCATCATTTTATTGGGCATATATTATATTTATTATAATATTATCTATATCTTTAGCAACATGTTCTATATTTAATTGTAGACGATTATGGTTATATTATTATAATGAACGAGTGGAAAATAGAGAGATACGATTAAATACCCCGTTTTTAAATACTACAAAATAAAATTTAAATAAATTATTTATTTCAAAAAAAGATAATGATTATCATAATTATGATAATGATAATTATGATAATAGTAATAATATTATTAAATCAAAAAATATATCTTTAAAAAATAAAATGGAAATGGCAAATATGCAATGTATATGCTATATGAATAAATTGAGAAGTTATATTAATATAAATTGTGGACATATAACAGTATGTAATAATTGCTATAAAAACTAAATAATATATGTCCAATTTGTAGAACTAAAGGTAAATATATATATATAATTTATTCATAATGCTATAAAATCAATTATTATATATTTAAAAATTGATTTTATAATATATTTTATATTTTATTTTATAAAATATGTCACCAATTGTATTAAGAGAAACCAACAACATGAATTATTTTGGCAATAATATTCTAAATGAAAATCAACTTTTGAGAAATCAAATTAATATACTTAATAATGAAATTTATACATTACAAAATCGACGTAATAATGTAGATAATGAAAATATTTTAAATAATAATATCAATAATAATATCAATAATAATATCAATAATAATATCAATAATAATATCGATAATAATATCAATAATAACATCAATAATAATATCGATAATAATATCAATAATAACATCAATAATAATATCAATAATAATATCGGTAATAATATCAATAATAACATCAATAATAACATGAATAATAATATCAATAATTATAATAATGATTATTATAATGATTATAATAATGATTATA